TGACCCGCATCCGTGGGTTTGAAAATATCTGCAATGAGCTCGGTTATGTCGGGGAGTTTTACACCCTGACCGCGCCGTCTAAATATCATGCCACAACTAAAGCAGGCTACCGTAACAGCAAATGGAACGGAGCCAGCCCGTCGGATACGCAAAGTTATCTCACCGGCCTTTGGGCGCGCATTCGCGCCAAGCTGCACCGGGAAGAAATCCGCATTTTCGGCATCCGTGTTGCTGAACCTCATCACGACGGGACGCCTCACTGGCACATGCTTATGTTTATGCTGCCGGAAGACGTTGAGCGCGTACGCCTCATCATTCGCGATTATGCATGGGAGGAAGACCACCACGAATTGAGAAGCGACAAAGCCAAAAAGGCGCGCTTTCATGCCGAGGCCATTGACCCAGAAAAGGGCAGTTCTACCGGCTATGTTGCTAAATACATTTCAAAAAATATCGACGGCTATGCTCTCGATGGTGAAACCGATGACGAAAGCGGTGAGCTGCTAAAAGAGACCGCTCCAGCCGTTTCAGCATGGGCGGCGCGCTGGCACATCCGTCAATTCCAGTTTATCGGCGGTGCGCCGGTGACGGTCTACCGTGAGTTGCGTCGTCTCGCTGATACCGAGACCGCACACGGTCTAAGTGTTGAGTTTGCAGCCGTCCATGATGCCGCTGACGCCGGTGATTGGGCTGGTTACGTTAATGCGCAGGGTGGTCCGTTTGTCCGTCGCGATGATTTGCAGGTGCGCACACTGTATGAGCCGCGCGCTGAGTTCAACCTGTATGGCGAGGAAACTGTTTGCATCCGTGGCGTTTACGATGCCGGTGTTGGTGCCGGCACCCCAATTTTAACCAGGCTCACGCAGTGGAAAATTGTGCCAAAGCGTGCCGTTGATTTGGCCGTTGACGTTAAGGGCGCTCCTGCGCCCTCTCGGAGTTCTGTCAATAACTGTACGGGAAGCGAAAGCGAACCACCGATACTGGATTTAACAAAACCTCTGAGTCGGCGTGAAAGACGAGAGTTGACCAACCGACTGAGGAAGCAAAAGCCATCAATACGGCGAAAATTCATCCACGGAACGGATGAGCAAAACGCAGCTATAGCGAAAACTATCGACGAGATACATCTGACAACCGGCATCACTATCAGCCGGGGCGAAGCCCTGCACCTGATGGCCGGTGGTAAAAGTTGTTTTGATGGCAAATGGCTACGCGGAACGTCTAAAGGAGAAATATTTTCTGCAGCCCCATCGCATCAGGCTAAAGCCCGGAAAATCCTTAATCGTGTTGCGGCTTTAGCTGAACTGGCAACGAAAATGTAACCGCTAATATTCATCCATATCATGTACATACAGTGTATTTAACTGTGATTTTTTTCTTCACACCTTTTTCCAATACGAGATACTGTATGTTTATACAGTATCTCGTTATGGAGGTTGTGTGGATAGAGAGTTGAGAGAGCACGTCATGATAGAGCGTGTCGAAATGATTGCGCGTCTGACGACTGAGGGGACTTGTCAGGAGCGAGACCGAGAAATTGCCTTAAATTTGATTGCGGAAATAGCAAAAGGCAACCTAATGAAAAACAATAATTTTTCCGTTGTTTTTTCCGCTCCGCCTGTCGATGAGACTTTTGCAAAGGAGAGCAAGGTGAAGGTAAATATCACGTTAGATAAAGACCAAAAAATAGGACAGCCGATAATTGATGCTTTTCAATGCGAATTGACTAGGCGAATACAGTCCGTTTTTCCGTCAACGCGCGTTACGGTTAAAAAGGGATCCATGGCCGGGGTCGAGTTGATGGGGTTCGATAAAGATTCAGACCGCGAAGCGCTGGATAGCATCCTTCAGGAAGTGTGGGAAGATGAGAGCTGGCGTTAATACCTGAAAAATGTGCAACCCTCGATCCCATGTTTGATAGCATGGGGTTGTTTTTTATGGGATTACACACAAAGGAAAATCATGGATACTGTAATAGCATTTTTATCTCTGGCTCTCTTTATTGCTTTTATCATGGGTTTAATCAAGCCGTCGCTGGTTCGAATGCCGAACCGTAAGCGCTCCAGTACGGTTTATCTCGGTGGCTGTCTGGCGCTGGGCGTTATTGGCTCAATCTTTTGGCCGACTGAAAAAAATCAGCCTGTGGCAAATACTGACGTACCGACGGTTAAAGCGGAACCAGCTACGCCAACGTTTGAGTACGCAGATAAAACCCTTAAAGAATATCGCAACGAGCCAAAAGAAACCCGACACGATATCGTTAAAGGCTATGTTGGCTTCAAAGGTGTACCGGCCAGCTCTGCTGATGCCTTTTATGCCTGTATGAGTGAGTACACTTTTACTAAAGATGAGACGTTAAAGCTCGGTGATGTGTTGGGGTGGTGTTTCAACGACTTCGAGAAGGATCCACAGTCGCTGAATAATAAAATCAACCTTGACGCATTTCAGGGTAATTTTAGCGGTTGGGATGGCTCTTATCGCCCGTTAGAGAAGCTGATAAAAGCCAGTATGAATGATGATTCCTCTTATAAACATGTTTCAACGGTCTACCATCTGATTTTGAATAAAGACCCGCATGCCGTTGTAAAAACAACGTTTCGCGGCACTAATGCTTATGGTGGCGTGGTCAAACAGACCGTAGCGGCACGCGTTGATGTGCGTACCGGTGATGTCGTTTCTATATTGGATAACTAATTTTAATCCAATGATTGTTGAGTGGAGTTTTCAATAATTATGAACCTTACATCTCAAGGGGGTGCAATGAAATATCAATTAGATTTAAAAGAGAATGCAATTGATAGCTTTAATGAGGCTTTGGCCAAATATGAATTAGTGCAGGGAGGGGAGCTTCGGCAGTTTAAATTTGCAATTTTGCATTTGTCACATTTTCTCGAGCTGGTTCTGAAGTTATATATCGTTACAGTGGACGAGAATTTGCTATTCACTAAGTGCTATACACCAATAAGAGAGAGAGCTAAACGAGATTCAATCACCGTCATGGATGCATATAATGCTCTTGTCAGCGAAGGTGTGGATTTGGGGCGGCTAATTAATGGCGTGGCTAGGCCATATACGGTTACATTAGACCAGGCTCTCAGCTTTGCTAAGTGTGAGAAATGCAGTAAGACTGGAGTGGATTTTGTAGATGTTGATTTTTGCAATGATATAGATTGGCTCAAAAATCTGAGGAATGATATAGAGCATTATCAATTTAGCCTCACCCCTAAAGAAGCTCGCTTGTGTATTGGTCGACTCGTTCGTGGTGTGGCTGAATTTATTGATATATTCGATCTTTTTAATCTTGAAGATGAAGTTGGGTCGGATAATTTGCAGATCTTTCAAACTTTGGCTGATGAGTATTCTCATTTGCTCATTGAAGCTAAAAAAGACGTAGAAGAAAGAGAGGCAGAAGCATTTCGAGGGGTTAGACCGAAATTCTATGAGTTTGTTAACTGGAATGTATATGAGTGCCCAGATTGTACAAATAACACCATGATTCCCTCAGAGGATTCGTCTACAGGTTATAAATGCACGTTTTGTCAGAACGAAGAAAGTGACGAGATTGAGGTTGCGTGTGATTGTTGTGGTGCGATGGCTCCGGGGGATGACATGAGTACATGGTTAACAGATGATGGTGACGTTGAATACCGTTGCTATTATTGCTCCGGGCAATATTATGCAGATAAGGACGATTAACAAGTTTCTGGCTTTGGTATGTAGTTAGATTTTTTTAGTACTGGTTTCGAATTTAATTCAAAAAACAATGCACCTTATGCACTGCATGCAACAGGTGCATTGTTTTGCATGCGCCGGGTTTGCGCGTTCTGGCCGTGCGCCGCCAGAGCTGGCGCGGATCCTGAGTGGTCATGCAGCTGCATTAAAACCGACCCATAAAGCGGGCAGGCGTGGCGGGGAAAGCATTGCGCGCCAGCGCTGGTGCGTATTATTAAAAAATACCGTCTGAGCACGTCGTGGTGGAGCTAACGAGATAGTTGCTAGCCTTGGGTGGTCTGGTGTGATCGTTGAGCTATGGCTTGTCTGTGGGGCGATGCTAGAGGGTGAGATCAGTCGCACAATCCTACGGCTGCGCTTCCGCTAATATCTTCATCGGTATTTCATGTTCCCCACCAAAAGCTGGAGGCTTTAATGGATAACTATCACATTACTAAAGATGGCGATAAGTGGAAGCTTCAAAAGGAAGGAAATGAGCGGCCTAGCAAGACTGCAACAACTAAGGCTGAGATCATCAAAGATACTCAGGATTTCATGTCCAACAAGACTGGCTCAGTAAAAATTCATAAAGAGGATGGGAAGTTTCAGGAAGAACGCACTTACCCTCGCAAAGCTGATCCTAAAAAGTCCAAAGGCTAATGAAGTCAAAGCCGCCATAATTGGCGGCTAAACTAGATTATTCCGGGTTGTCGAGGCTGTACTCTTTGAACCTGATGACCTCCATGCCGAGCCAGTCGTTCACCTCCCTGAACCTGTCCTGCAGGGGTGACAGCTCGTTACGTACGAATACCTTTGCTACCTTCTCAACGTCACCGAGTGAGCCGATATTCTCGGGCTTGCCGCCCATGAGCTGGAACGGTACGCGATGCGCGTCCATCAGGTCGGCGGCGCTGGCTTTCTTGATGTTGAAAAAGTCATCCTTTGTGGCGACCTCGCTTAATGGCACGATTTTGATACCGTCCGGTTTTCCGCCGGGGGCGTAGAAGAACAGGTTCTTAAAGTTGCCGAGCCCTTTCGAGTTGCGCATCGCCTCGCGCAGCGATTCGACGTCGGTCGCGCTCTGTGCCGGGTCGGTCACATACATGATGTAACCCGCGTGTGCGCCGTTCTGGTAATACTTGCGGCGGAACAGTGTCGCAGACTCATTCAGCCAGGCGGAATTAAGCGCGCTGAGATATTCCGGCAGGCCGTAAATCTCCTGATTAATGTCGGGCTCCAGCAGGTGAAACACGGTATCAGGCGCGAACTCATGTGGAAGAGTGAAGTTTTCCACAAACCAGAATATAGAATCATCGACCCCGCGCCGGGTGTATTTGGCTGGTGAGGCCAGTAGCTTGATTAACTGGCCGGTGACGCTGTGGCGCTGCTCAAGAAAGGCGTTGCCGAATACCAGATAGTCGAGCGCAAAGCGGCTGAAATCCTGACGGGATAACAGCCGGTGCGGAATGTAGGTGCTCGCAAGCACGTTACGTTTAACGTAAATCGGTGAGCTGTGATGTACAGCGGAGCGCAGGCTCTTTGCCAGCCCGGAGAAACTGACCGGTGGCTCGTACCATTTGCCGTTACTGATGCACTCGACGTAATCCAGTATGTCGCGCTTATCGAGTACCGGCACCGGCTCACCGAAGGTGAACGCTGTTGTTTTTGGTGGTGGGCTGGTGGTCAGTTGTTGTGGCTTGCTGGCCTTCTGCGTAGCGGCTTTACGGGATTTTTGTTTACCCATTTTAGTTGAACTCCAGAATAGATTTAGGCTGCATGCCGCTACCGGCAGAAAGCGGTTCGTTTAACAGGGCGTGCATGGTCGCCCATGCGATATCGGCGTGACTGGCTTCCTCGGTACGGCTGGCCTCGTAGGTGGCGCTGCGCCCGCTGCTGGTCATGGTTTTGCGGATGGACATAAACGACTGCGTGACGTCGGTCGCCCCGGCGTCGTACTCCAGACAGCCACGGCGAATGGTGTCTTTCGCCTTGAGCACCATCGCGGTTTTCATCTCAGGCGTGTAACGGATGCCGCGTGCCGCCGGGTAAAATGAGCGCACCAACTGGAACACGCCGAGACCGAGGCCGGTTGCGTCAATACCGATGTATTCGACGTTGTATTTCTCGGTCAGTTTGCGGATGCCCTCGGCCTGCGCGGCAAAGTCCATGCCTTTCCACTGGTTGCGCTCCAGCATGCGGAACTTCCCACCTGAGACCACCGGTGGCGCGAGCACGACGCACCCGGCGCTGTCGCCGGTGTGTGACGGGTCGTAGCCAATCCAGACAGGGCGCGAGCCGAACGGATGGTCGGCGAACGGGGCAAAGTCCTCCCATTCTTCCATCACGTCAACCATGCAGCGCTGCAGTTCCTCGAACGGGAATACCGACGCTTTATCGTCGACAAACTCGCACATAAACAGGTTTTTAAAGTCCTCATCACTGTTTTCGCGTTTGAGCTGGTCGAGGTCGAACAGGGTGCAGCCACCGGCAAGGGCGTCCTCAATGGTGACAATCTGCCGCCACTGGCCATCGTCGCAGAGCTGACCACCGGCGAGCGCGCTGTGACTGATGTCGATTTCGATGCGGTCGGCAATCCGGCTGCGCCCCTTGTTGAACAGCTCGCCAGACCAGAAGGGGTAAGCGCCGTGCGCCAGCGTGGAAGGTGTAGAAAAGTAGGTTGAGCGCAGGTGCTTCTGCGAGGCCATGCCCGACGCGACCTTGCGAAGCTTCTGAAAATTCGGGATCCAGAATATTTCATCGACATACAGGTCGCCGTTATGGCTCTGTGCGGTGTTGGAGTTGGTGCCGAGAAAAATCAGCTTTGCGCCGTTGTTGCCGATGACAATCGGGTCGCCGGTCAGGTCGACGTCGACCAATCGCGCAAACTGGATGATGTACTCGCGGAACACGTAAGCCTGCGTTTTACTGGCCGACAGAAATATCTGGTTGTGGCCGGTCTTGAGCGCGCGCAGCAGCGCCTCGCGGGAGAAATAGAACGTCGCGCCAATCTGGCGGGATTTGAGAATATCACGAATACGGTGCGCCAGCCCTGCGCGGTACCACTGCAACTGGTACTCGAAAGACTGGTCGAAAAATAACTCCTCCAGTTTTTCGATAGCCTCGTCGCTGAAATAGTTCTTTTTCGGCTTCTTACGCTCGCACTTGTTACGGTTGGCGACATTGGGGTTAAGGTCGACCTCGTTGCCGGTCTGGCTGTAGCGGTTAACGCGTGCCAGTCGCTCAATCTGCCGCCCGAGCAGGTCAATCTCTTTGAAGTCGCCGCCTGACTTTTGCGGCTTGGCGATGAGCTGAATCAGGCGCGCCTCAAGGCTGCTTTCAACGCGGGAAATCGGTGCGATGCCGTCCCAGCCGTCGCGCTGCTTCCAGCTCTGCACGGTCGGGCGCTTGACCTGCAGCATTTCGGCAATCTGTGGCACGGAAAAACCCTGCCAGTAAAGCAGCGATGCCTGCCGTCGCAGGTCATGCAACAAGGTTGTATCGGTGGAAATGGTCATTGATGCCTCGCCGTAGTGGATTCAGGGCAAGGCTACTTAATGGCCGTCAGTGATTCGCTAAGGTGCTGTTGTGTGGGCGGTTGTCCAGTCGTCATTGGTGGTCTGGCGTGTCCTGAGTCTGGAAACTGGCAGTGACCAGTAACCCCAACCTCAGGATTCCTGACAATGGCAAAAAAAGTCTCAAAATTCTTTCGCATCGGCGTCGAGGGTGACACCTGCG